GTCGATGCTCGTGTCCGTTGCGAGGACCTTGTACATCTGGTTGATCAGAATGTTGACGTTATCGAGGCGCTGGCGGCGAACCAGGTTCGTCTCGTTTTGGAGAGTGAGGACTGGTTCCACAAGCCCGATACCATACCATTCAAAAGGCACTTTGCAGAAATTGACTTTGACGAGCGGGATTTCCTGGTGGTCAAAAGGGTTCGGAACGGCCCGCACAACGATCTGGCGGTTAGCGATAACGATCTGGCAGGGCTCGGCCTTGCCGTCTCCATCCAGGTCCCAGTAGCCCCAGACCTCGATCAGTTCAATGTCTTTCGGAGAAACCGTGGAGATTTCACCACGCGCCGTCTTTCTCCACTGCCGCGTCTCCTGGTACTTGATGGAGGTGCCAGTGGCCATCGCTGCTTCTTTGTTTCCAAAATAGGGTTGAGGCGAGTCACAGATGCGCTCGAACTCCTCGCGCACGATGAACTTGCGGATCATGACTGACGGCTGATTCGTTACCTCGGCATGGTCCTGGGAGGGAAAGACATCCAGAACGTCGAGCACAGTGAGCTTCGGCTTTCGGCCTACGATCTCATATCTCTTTTTCGTTTCATAAACTGTCTTCTCTTGGTTCACTCCGTTATCATCCACGTAGCGGTTGACTTTCGGAACCCTGCTGACTTTCCACTGCCATTCGACATCCCAGTCAACCCAGAAGTAGGACGTGCCGTACATCAGCAATTGTTTCAAAAACGTTTCATATTTGTCGTCAAACTCGTTCTTGTCAAACTGGTCCGTGAGCAGGCGCTTGATGTTCTTGGCGGTATCGGCCTCGGTGATGTCATTGGCCACAACGTCAAAAAGCGATTCGTTGCCGGAAGTGAAGCTGATCAGCTTCGGCGTTGCGATCTCGATGATCTGGAAGATCAGGGGAATGAACACCTTGCTGCGCGTCGGGGTGCGCGTGGCCACGTTTCCTGACATGTAGGCCACGTAAATCTGCCACCACAGGAGCTCGTAGGCGCGGCGCCAGTTCTCGCGCTCGATTAGGTCGCCCATGAACTTGGACACCATATCCTTCTGCACGCCAAGCATGAACGAGTCCGAGGACTCGCCGTCCGGCGTCTGATATCCCTCTGGGGCCTGGATTTGAATAGGGCTATCGCCATTCAATTGATCGAGTTGTTCTTTCCCTTCCTGGTCCTCGATGTCTTGGAGCTGGTCGTCCTTTGCTTCAAAGTCCATAGGTTTTAGATGTCCTCATCAGTGATTTTTGTGAACGACTTGTAGGGCATGAGCTCGTTCGGCTCCCGTTGCTTCCTGGCCACATTCTGCTTTTTGTACAAATCTAGCGGGTCAAATCCTCTAGCCTTTCCTTTTCGCGCAACGCCACCCACCCGAACCAGGTCGTAAACTCCGGCCAGATTCCGCGAGAAGCCGTACCGCAGAGAGTCAGGACTGTGGCTGCAGTCATGGCCAGGTTTAGCAGAACCACTCTTCTCATAGCAGTAACCCTCCATCTCTCGGATGGCGTCCTCACAGGTGTCGAAAAACTTGATGCGATGCTCTTTTAGGAGCTTCGTGATTCGCTGGATTCCGATGTCTACGGAGTTGTCGGCCTGCTCCATCCTGAGCTTGCAGACGTTCCTGACCTCGTTCATGACGGCCACGGCAGCGGGGTCCCAGATGGTGTAGCTGAACGCCTTCTGCTTTATGAAGGCGCCGATGACCTCGGCCAATTGCCGATTTTTGTAAAACTGGGTGTAGATGAAAAACTGCTTGCCTTCTGGATCATAAGTGATCCCCAGGATGCTCGTGGGGTCCGACCATCCGTAGTCCAGGCCGGACCATCGCGGCCAGTGGCTTGGGAGCTCGAACGCCTCGACGACGTGATCCTCGCGGCTGAAGTCGGGATAGATGAGCCCCTCGATCTTGACGAACCGACCCTCGAAGTCGCGCTGAAACACGCTCTCGTTCATGGTGGCCTTCGCCCGATCATAGACCGCTCGGTCAATGTAGGGGTTGTCGGCCATCGAAAAATTGATATAGAACAGCCAATTGAGCTGCTTTCTCAGCTCGATCAGTCTCAGGTTCATCCACGACGCTGGGCTGCCATAGGGCGTCGTAGTCATGAGCAGGCGCCCCTTGGGCTGCCCGACCTTCTGGACCAGGCGCTGACAAACCTTGTCGTACGTGGTTTCGTTGCATAGCGCGGCCTCATCCATCCAGCACCGCCTGGCCGTCAGACCTTCCACGGCGTCTGGCTTATCTGCCGACCGAATCCACACAACGCCGCCATTTACCAGTTGGATTATGCTGTCCTGCTTTTTGTACGTACCCAGACCCTTTGGCCAGTAGGCGAACAGGGTACGCAAAGTCGATTGATTCAGGACGCGATACGTCGGGCCAAGGATCAGGTAGTCTGCTTTGACGCCATTTTTAATATCGTTTGCGATCTCGCGGATGAACCAGATGGCGCCGACAACGGTCTTTCCGGCGCGGTGGCCCGCGACCACCAGAATCTGTTCACAGACGGAATCCAATACCTGCTGCTGGTATTTATGGGGCGTGAATACAATCTGTTTCTCTTCCGCCGTGCCAGCCACTTTAGTTGGGCTCCGACCCCCCATTGAGGAGGTCCTTGGGTGGCTTTAAAGTCAATGCTGCCACGTTCCGCATATTCTTATCGAGCTGCTGCGTGTTCATATCAATCCGATCAAGGTGATATCTTAAGCCTCTACAAAGTTCTATGATGGCCTCTTCAAGGCCGTGGATTCGCATCTCCAACTCGGCGATCTTGACCGCCGACAGCTGCTGTTCCAAGCTAGTGAGAGGAAGAGACGATCCTGTTTCGGACTTGCCGTTCAAGCCAGTGAGGCCGGAGGCCGAACCGACAGTTTTTCGAGGTCCGTCGAAGGGCCACATTAGCTGATCTTTCCAAAGTGGACTGTGGCGCCTTCTCCCCCAGAGGTGGAATCGCACTGAATGAAGCCAGGGTCAACGCCCCACCACGGCCCCCGATAGACTGGCCATGACGGCCCGCGCCCACACGTCGGGCAATGCCCGCAAGACGGGCACGGCTGGGCGATGCCCACAGGGTAGACGGGCAGCGGGACTGTATCAAAATGGGGCTGCAAATAACCGCTCGTTTCGACGTTCTTCGATTCGACGTTGTGAAGGCCGAATTCCTCTGGACAGTTGAAATGCGGATTCACGTTATCTGGATTGACGTTTTCGTTCATATTCCCTCTCCTCAGAGTTATGTTTTATGCGCGGGTCATAGCCTGGGAGGACGACTTTCGCTCTCAAACTATAACTGGATGCCTACTGACTTTAAAATCCTATTGAATCTATAGGCCGTTCTGGCCTTCGACCTACGCAGCTCAGCGCGGAGTGCTACTCCCATGCTGATCAAATCTACCATCAAAATCAAGGTGATCACGATATTCTCATATGTCATAGTGCACATCCTGAGTGCTACTTATAAAAGTGGTTGATAAATCAAGCTGATATCACAAAGGGTCAATTTGGTGATTTTTAGCTATCGCTCTGTTTCCGTACAGTACCAGCCCCGCTTCCGAAGGGGCTCCCGTACCTAGGCTAAGGATTCAATGCGACTTTACTATCTAATTGTCGTTGATGAGTTCGCGCTCGATGACAGTTAGAACAAACGACATCGCATTTATTAAGTTCTGTTTCAATCTCTTTAAATGAATGTCGCTGACCGTCACTAAGACTGAATCGCTTAACACTTCCTAACCGATGGTCAAAGTCCATTACATAGTATGGATACTCGATACTGCAATCTTTGCAAGGCCTAGCTTTCGCTTTTAGTATCCGTGCTCTCTTCAACTCCTGGTCTAAGTCGCTCATCTAGTACAACCTCCGTGTCAATCGCCTGAGTGGCGGGCGTGACTTCAAATCTATTGATGACGAGCGTGTCTATCTGATTGATGCCTACGTCCTGCTTCGGGGCGTTGGATACCAAAGGCAGTAGCTTAGTGAGCAAATGGGCAAGGTCCATAGCTTGACGGTCCCCATGAGCGGCTTTGAGGATGGACTTAGCGAGCAAGGACTGAAGGTCTACGCCATTCTCCTGCAATGACTGCAGTAACCAAATGGTCTTTGGTGCTTCTTTCTTACGACCACGGTTAGCTTTGCCTAACTGATTTCCTTTAGAAAACATAGTGATTTAATGGGCTCCTATAACAAAACGATATGATGCGTGGATGGTTCAGTAACGACGTTTAGGCCCTTGGCATAGATTGAGAGTGTGAGCTATAGAGAGGAAAGGTAAGACGCTAGACGGCGCAACAAGACAGGGCTATCGTGCGACCAACCAAGGACGAGGTTACAGTCATTGCAAAGCAAGCCTCTAACTCGCATTGTTTTATGATCATGATCAACTAACAACTTTCCATCCGCATGATGAATGCCACAACCTGCACAACACCCCTCTTGTTTGTCTAACAGCATTTGGTAGGCTTCGGGAGATAGGCCGTAGTCCTTCATGAGACGACGATCATTCATAAAGGCGCAGTACCTCCTTACACATATAGCCTACATTATAGTGCCATTGGGTGACAAGAGTGATGATTTTTACTCTATAACACCGAAAAATATGAAGTTTATAAACCGCGCCAGCAACGGTCTGGTGTAGCTGACACGTCGGATGCATAAAATGATTTGTGTATGATCCCACAAAGTTATAAGTAACGTGGTTACGTGTCACGCTTGCGGGGGCTTTGCCCCTTCCGTGCCTCTCACGTACTCGCGGCGTAGCCGTTCGCCCTTGACAGCCGCGCTCATGCGCGAAAGGTTACCTGCCCTCTATACCTATAGGCTGATAGGTGACATGAATGCAGGAATTTGCTCTACAAATCAGCGAAACGTCCCACACAAGAAAATAGGCCTTGACTTCTGGCCGGACTCCTGATATAAAAGAGCAGGAGGAAAAACCATGATGATAAACCTATTGCTTGCCGTTGTCGGACTTGTCGCGCTCTACGTGGCCGTGCTCGTGCTCGGTGCCGTCGTCATGGCGCTTTGCGGGGTGAAAGCATAATGACACTACGACAAGAGGTGATACAAAATCTTCAAGTCGCGCTGTACGACTACAATCGAAAGCCAACCTACAAGCGAGCTACCGCCGTG